CCACGCTTACGCTGAAGTTCTTAATAAGTTCATTGATGCGAAAGACCTTGACGGCGCTCGTTGGTACGCTGAACGCTATTTGGGGTTGTAATGGAATGGCATGGCGTAATTGTTCGCCTATCTGCTAAACACGCTACGCAAATTCGCAAAGGGTTTAGAAGCGCATTTAACGCTGACGATATTACCGAGGCGTTCTTTAACGCCTTTATGGGTCACACCGAGGTCACAAATCAGCAAGCAAGGGATTGGGCGCGAGTTCATATAAACCCTAATAAGACTGCTCTTATCGCTTCCCTTACACCGCTTTACGCAGATGGTTGGGTTCTAGGTACTACCGCAGCAAAGGTTATGATTAATCAACGCCTTACAAAAGCGGTATCACCTGCAAATGTTGGCGTAGTTAATTGGGATACTTGGACACCCGGCAACCAAGCCGCCGCAACTCTTATCAAACCGCCCGGCGCTTTACAGGGATTGTTAGATGCTCGCGGTATCACGATTAACGGCGTGACTAATACGAAGTTAGATCGCATTGGAACTGTATTAGGTAATGCTTTACAGTTAGGCATTACTCCTAAACAAGTTTCAGTTATGGTGGATCAAGTTATTAACGACCCTCAGCAAGCTCTAACGATTGCACAAACTGAAATGAGTAACGCCGTAGTTCAAGCTGAACTTGCTCAGTACGCAGATTCAGGCGTTGAGATGCTTGAGTGGTTAGTTGCCGATCCTTGCGATGAGTGCCAAGAAAACCTTGATGCTTCCCCTATTTCCATTGATGCCGATTGGCCTAATGGAGATGCCCCGGTTCACCCAAACTGTATGTGCGATATAGCCCCTTACATTTCAGACACCTCAAACCTCTAGGAGAAATAAATGGCACTAATCCAAACCAATAACACAGTAGGAACAACTGCTCAGGTTGTCTTTACTGTTCCAGCAGGAAACCGCCAAAATGTTCCTGTTTATATTGACAACCTTGATACCGCTGCTATTTGGATTGGTGATGCTGGTATTACTTCATCAGGCGCAACTCAAGGAATTAAAATTGCTGCAAATGGAAGCCGTCAGCTTTGGTGCAATGGCTCAGATCAGATTTACGCCATATCTGCTGCTGGTACTGGCGCAGGACTTGTAGTAGTAACCGCATCGGTCTAAGGAGATACACATGGAAAGAGACTTCACTACCGCGTATGCCTCGATTCTCAAGTATGACGAGAACGAAGATGGAACGCTTATGGTCTATGGCAACGCCACAGATGACTCACTAGACCTAGATCAGCAAATTTGCGATCCTGCATGGCTTGAAAAGGCTATGCCAGATTGGTTCACATCAGGTGGAAATATCCGTGAGATGCACGGCCCTAACGCGGCGGGAGTTGCCAAAGAATATGAGAATAAGAACGGCAAGCATATTATTGGTGTCCATGTTGTTGATCCATTGGCAGTTAAAAAGGTTAAGACTCAAGTTTATCGCGGATTCTCAGTAGGCATTAAAGCCCCCCGCGTAGTGCGCGACAACAAAGCCGCAAATGGTCGAATCATTGACGGCTCAATCATTGAAGTTTCTCTTGTAGATCGCCCTGCTAATCCAAACGCTAAGTTGATTTTGGCTAAGTCGGTTGATGGAGAAAGTTCACTTGTTCAGGTTGAAGAGATGCACGATTTCAAAGCGCCTCTACCAACGCAGGTGTTCAAGAATATCAAGACCGAGAAAGGGTCAAAGATGGAAACAATTAAGCAGATCACGGAATTGGCTAAGTCTTTGACAACCGACACCGTGAAGTTTGACCAAGTAGCCTTTGATGCTGCTCGCCGCGCAGTTGCGGCACTTATCGTAGCTGAAGCNTCAGAAATGGGCGAAGGCNCAGATGAAAACTACTCACTATCACAACTCATTGAAGTCGCTAACCACCTTATTGCTTGGTATCAAGGCGAAGTTCAAGAAGGAGAAGCAGAACCTATGTCAGATATTGAACTCTCTGCCGAGGCAGAAACAGTTAAGGAAGCAGATTCAACCATTGGTTGCGATTGCGCTGGTTGCAAAGCCTGTAAGGGTTGCGATTCAAAGATGTGTGCTGGTCACATAGACGCAATGAAAGAAAAGTCTGCTAACGCTAAGTGCCTAGAGTGCGGTTGCGATACACCGGGCGAAGCACATGGTCGCACAGATGTAACCACCGCTGAGATGATTGATCTTGGCGCTGAAAAGTCTGCCGAGGCAGATGCAACTGTTGATGTTACTGCGGCTATCGCAGAAGCCATCGCAGAACAGACACCTGAAGTTTCTGAGGGTCAAACCTCAGATTACAGCGAGATTGATCTCGCCGTAGAAAAAGCCGTTAAGAGTGCTATGGAAAAGTTTGAAGCAGAGAAAGCTGCTCTAGTTGCCGAAAAAGAGTCGGCAGTAGAAAAGTCTTTGAGTCTTGAAACCGAACTAGCAACGGCACTAGAAAAAACCGTTGCAGGTGGGCCAAAGCGCACCGCAACAAAACTATCAACGGAAACTCAGAACGCGCATATCACCAAGGCCTTGCAGTTCAAGGCTAAGGCAGATGCTTCGACTGATCCAATCCTCGCTCGCGGATACCTAGAAATGGCTGACGATGAATTCAAAGCCGCTGGTATCAAAGAGCAAACACTCTAAACGAAAAGGAAAATAATGCCTAACGCACAAGAAATGTTTGGCGAAACATCGCCAAAGGACTTGGCTGCCAAGAACGAGGCTTTTGAGACAGCTCTTAAGGGAGCAGTTGCAAGCCCTAACCTTGACCCAATGTTCAAGCAGAAAGTAGATGCTGGACTTCCACAGGCTTTTGCTAAGAAGTCACTATCTGCTGACGGAGTTGCTGCTCTTAATGATGCACTCGCAACTTCAACCGCCGATATCGCTAAAGATATCAGCCTTACATCACCACTTAACTCATCCTTCGCAGCCTTCGATCTCGAAGCACCTGCTAAGTACCTCGTACCAGTTCCAACACCATTGCGTAACAAGCTCCCACGCACAAAGGGTGTCGGTACTGCTCACCGCATCAAGCGCATCACCGGATTCTCAAACGCCATCACAGGCGCAGCGAACATCCACCCGGGTATCACAGAAACCACGCAGAATAACTTTGCGGTCAATGGTTCTGCTAACCCACTTTACCTAAATCGTGGCCCAAAGATCAGCTACACCGCTGATGATAAAATCTTTGCTTATTCTTCATTCGGTCTAAGCGATGATGTTACATTCGATGCTCAGTATTCAGGTCTTGGCTACCAAGATTTGATCGCTACATCTGCTCGCACCCTTCTTTACTCAACAATGCTTGCTGAGGAAAAGATGCTCCTTATGGGTCGCGGAACTTCAGGCAACGGATTCGCTGGCGCTCTCGCAGCACCAACAATCACATTGACTGCTCGTACTGCCGTAACAGGTGAAACACCTCTTGCTAACGCAACTTACTATGTATATGCAACTTCTGATGCAGGTGCATTTGGTGAGTCTGTAGCCTCAACAGTAGTATCACAGGCATCATCAACTCAGGTTATTGATGTTAAGGTATCTGCTCCAATTTCAGGCGCACTTGGATACAAGGTCTACGCAGGAACAACAACTGGTAACGCTAACGCGTTCTATCAGGGTCGCTCTGCAACAACAACTTTCACCCTTCAGGGAACTGTTGCCGTTGCTGGCGCTACTGCTCCTACCGCTGATACTTCAGCATACGGCGCTGGTTATGACGGAATCCTTGCTTATGTTCTTGGCGCTCAATCAGGTTACAACAACAACATCAACGCAACATTCTCAACAAGCAATCCGGGCGTAGAGTTCCAGACTGCTTTTGCTGCAATGTACGCTAACAACCTTGCTAACCCAGATGAGATTTTCCTCAATGGCGCAGATCGCAAGCAGTTGTCAGACTCAATCAAGAATGGCTCAACTGCCAACTACCGTCTAAACCTCTCTCAGAACGATTCAGGGGATTATGTCGGCGGCGCAGTTATCGGCGCACTCCATAACGAAGTTACAGGTAAGCTCGTAGACCTTACAGTTCACCCATACCTTCCACAAGGCGTTGCTCCAATCCTTTCCTATGTCCTTCCATTCGAGAACTCAGAAGTTTCAAACCTCTGGGCTGCCGTGAATGTTCAGGATTACACATACCTCAACTGGCCTAAGATCCAGTTGCAGAACGAAGCATCAACCTACTATCGCGGAACATTTGTATCCTATGGCCCATCATGGTCAGGTGCAGTTTCAGGTATCAAGGCTGCTTAGTATNACAACGATTGAGAGCGCATCGAAAGGTGCGCTCTCTNTCACTAAAGGAGGCAAATTATGACCAAGATGATTCCACCAAAAGGCATGACCAGTATNTCNGTTGATACTCGTCACGGNAAGAAAAGTAAGTTTGTTGGCAAAGATGGGTTACTTGATATTAAAGACCCTAAATTGGTTAAGAAACTTAAAGAAGAAGGCTTAGGCGTAGCGAGCGCAAGCGGCGTTATCCAAAATATTTCAGCAGTCGGTTTTCCTTGTAAGGCTTGCGGGTTCGGTTCATTCTTCAAAAAATGCTCAAAGTGCGGAGAAATAAATGGCTAACGCTTATTCCAATACAACTCATCAGTTCTCCACTCCTTACTTGACCCTTGACGAGTTCAAGAACGCCCCAACCGCTATTGATATTTCAAACCTAGTATTTAACTCTCAAGACCCCGATACGCAGGATGCTGAACTCTCTAATGTGATCGCTCGCGCTTCTTCGTGGATTGATACCTATTGCAATCAAGTTCTCGCGGCTACTACCGAGACCGAGAATATGCGCGCCCGAATGTCGGCAGATGGAACGCTACGCGTACACCCACGCTACAACCCTATTATTGCCGTTATCGCTTTCAGCTACGGAAACCCTACCTCGCAGATGAACCCTATTGTTGATCCATCCGTTGCTTGGATTGAAGATCAGCAAATCATCATGCCTATTGGCAACCTTAGTTTTAACTATTCTTCACAAGGCCCTATTCAATTTGGAATACCTCTTGCACCGCGCCGTGAGTTGTTTGTCAATCTTCAATATGTCGCAGGATACGCCAATACAACTATCGTAAGCGCAACCGCCGGGCAATCTACTCTCGTAGTCGCAGACCCTACAGGCATCACCGCTAACTCAACCCTACGCATTTATGACGGCTACAATTCAGAGCTAGTTACAATCGCCAGCAATCACACCTACGGCTCTGCCACAGTTGCCCTTGCCGCGCCTTTGGCTTACTCTCACAATGCAGGTGTTTCCATCTGCCTTACCGCCAGCCATTAAAGAAGCGGCGATCTTAGTAACTACCGCCTTCCTCAAAGTTCGTGGCGATTCTTCAATGACTATGGGAATCTCAACTAGCGTATCTCAAAGCACACCGGGCAAAGACAAACTCAGCGATGAGATTGCGCTCGCTAAAGAACTTCTCGTTCCATATCGTAGGGTCAGATAATGGCAGTAGGTCGCAAAGAAGCCCGAGACACAATCGCTACTTTTATCAGACCACCACAGGTAGATGGCATCAATCAGGTATTTACCTCGTTTCCTAAGCGTATTAACTTTGAGGTTAATGCTCTGCCTTCTCAAAAGAACCGATGCGCGGCAGTTGTCTTTATTGAGTCTGAGACAGAGACTCGTATTGGCTTGGGTGGATATACCTCAGCGGGTGCGGCTACTGGTATTAAGAAGGTTGATTACTCAGTAGCAATCCAGCTCTTTCATCACTCTATGGAAAACAACGCTGAAGATGCTATGGCTGACTTTGATAATGTTATAGACAACCTTAAAAACCGCCTTCGCTCAGATCATCAGTTTGGTGATAAGTCAGGCGTACTTGTATGGCAAGCGGCAGAACCAGTTATTAACACTTCTTACGGCGAACCTATGTCTCAAAATGGTACCTCTACCGAGACTTGGGCAGTTGTGAGATTTGATGTTACCCAAGTTATCAACGCATAGGAGTAATCATGCAGTTCACTTACAACGGCTCAGATGAGCGAGTTTTTCCAAGTATCGCAGTAACAGTTCAGCCCGGTGACACCTTTGAAGCACCTGATGATTTCAGCGCGGCAAATGTTTCATCACAG